TCTTTTCCTTTATTGGTAACTAAAGGCATATTTACCTAGCGGGCATTCGCAAATTTGAAAGGCGATTCGGCAAATGCCATGTAAATGTAAGTATCACCATTTTTATTCCAAGTTTGGTCTGTCTGCCTAATTTTGAAACCATTACTTAAAAAATCACCAAAGTCAAAGTTTGTTGCTTCGGCATCAGAATTACTTGGAGCAAGTCGTTTATTTACCACATTATATGTATCTCTTGCTGAATCATTAATCTGCCAATTTGTAGAGCCTGTAGTGGCGTTTTTAAACATAATAAAGCGTGGTCTAAACCCAGTAAATATAAAAGTACCATCAGTAGAACCATTACCTGTGTATGAGCCAAATGCAGAGTATCCAGCGACTTGTGAGAAGCAGTAGGCTACATATGTCCCACCGTTTAAGTTTGTATTGTCTGTTGTACCCAATGTAAATGTGGTTGAATTAGGGTTTGTATTATTCCAAATATCAGAAAATGTTTGTTGTGCTTCGGTTGTGTTTAAATAGAGCGCTCTAGTGCCACCTAATGATTGATGATAAACAGTCCAATTAGAACCGCTAGTGCTTCTTCGTTTTGTTACAAACATTGCAGGCGCAACACCTAAACCATGCCCAACAGTAGCGCCAGCCGTTCCATTACCTGTATAAGTAACAATACTAAATCCAGCGGTTGTATTAGCACTTACTGTAGATATGATAGAGCCGTTTGTGTTGGTTACGGCTGTTGTGTTAGATGCTCGCCATTGCCAGCCTACAAATGTAGTGCCGTTTTCATTAATATTGTTTTGTGATGAGGTTGCACCAAGAGTAAACCCATTGGAGTTGAAAGAAACTAAGTTTTGAAAAGCAGAATTAAATCCTTCTGCAGCTGTGTCATTGCTATAAAGTCCTTTTGTTGAACCAGCACCACGAACAGAATCATAAAGCCCATGAAAAAGACTAGCTGACCTACTTTTACACCATACAAAATCAGGCTGAAAACTACTAGCGTTAGTGATAACATTGGTTGTTCCATTGCCTGTATACAAAGTAGCATCAAAATACTTATTCGCTGTTGTAGATGCAGTAGCACCAATCGTAGGAGTAGGTAAGTTAAATGTATTCATCCGCACAAAACCTGATGGAGGTGTGTAGGTGAATGGAAGTTGTCCCCAATTTCCACTAATCTGAGAACTGCTATAACCTTCGCTAGTTATAACAAACCCCATTGGGTACGCAGTTGCAGTTAGCCCTGAATATGCTGGATTTGTTCCTGTCGCTGGGTTTCCTGAGTTTGTCCAAGTTCCGTTTTTAGCCCACCAAACAGTTCCGTTATCGGAATCAAAGGCAACAGAAATTATATCGCCCGTTGTGTAAGTTGGAGCTTGGCTTGTATTTTGAACAGAGGCATTACTTGGTCCGATAATACCGCTGTTATCAAAGTAAACACGACCCCAAGCAAACCTTGCACTGTCTCCGCTTTGATTAAGAAAATTAATATTAGACGGAACAATACCAATTCCAGTACTTCCGCTAAATGGTCTATTTACAATAGTAAACTCTGCGTACCATTTGCCAGTTTGTGGGAAAGCAAAAGTTGAACCAGTTGTTGACCAGCCATCTCCTGAACTACCATTAGTTACTAAAAGATTTCCGTTTGTAATAGTTGTAGAACTAAATTTATTTAATGGATTGTAAACACAATAATTAGCCGCAGTAGCACTTGTCAGCGTAGGCACATCGGTCATGCTGTCGTATGTAGAGCCAGCAGTTAGGCTAATGTTGTTTACTGTCCAAGTATTACTATTGCCTGAGAAGTCTGTTCCTAAAGTCGATGTAGAAGTTGTATCTGTAAACTTTAGATAGAATCCATTAGTGCCGTAAGTTCCTGTGTATTTCTTAGGAATCCATACACCTGTGGTTGAGGATGTTTCACCGAATGAGGAGGGGGTTAGGGCTTGACCATCAATGAGGTTAAATTCAGCCATGTAGCCGTCAAAATCATTGGCAGAGCTTGAATCATTGAATCTACCAATCCGACCATATGTACCCAAAGACATACTTGACTGAGAAATACCTGTGTTTACATTATTTACATAAACAGATGCTGTTCCCGAATTCACAGACATTACAACATGATACCAAGCGGATGGGTCACGAAAAACCGCAGTTGATAATGCTTGAGTGCTACCATTAAAAGCATAAAGTTGATTGGTTGAAGTATCAAATGCTATGCCTTTATCGCTTGAAGCTGAATTTGGTCCACTTGCAAAAATATATTGGTATCCGCTTAAAAGACCACGCTTAACCCAAACAGATACAGTATATGTTGTTGAAGTTGCATTCATTGTTCTGCTTAAATAACCATTAGCAGATTTACGAAAGCGTAGGGAGTTGGTTAGGTTATATGCACCACCTTGACCAGATGAACCAGCAAGGATATTAGAACCGATAACTGACATTATTAGCCTTAACTATAGTTAGCTGTAAATACACAATGGATAGAGCCTGTAGTACGAACTACATAGTCTATACGATCTACTGCAGAAGCCGCTGTACTGAGTGTAGGTGCTGTGCCACCGATAAAGTCGTACTGGTTACCATAAGCTAATGTTCGGCTTCCTGTACCATCTTGCACTAGGAAAATAGAACCAGACTGACCGGCAGTTAGGTTGCTAGGATTAGCTAGTGTGCGATTGCCACCAAGCGTAAGTGTAAAGTTGTTGGAATCAGCCATGTCAGGAGTAACAGTAGCACCATCGGTTAGGGTTGTTATTTCGCCACGCTGACCCTTTGTAAAGGTTTGTGCTGTGTCGATACCTGCGTAGTCTGTGCCTGCTGTTGCGTTAGCTAAAGCCCCACCAGAATTAGCTTTTAATATAGCTGTTCCGCTAGGGGGAGCAAGATAGTCTGTTCCTGCTGTAGCTGCTGTAAATGCAGAAGTGCCATTACCTTTTAAGACTCCAGTAAGTGTAGAAGCACCTGTACCACCATCTGCTACTGCTAGATCGGTAATGCCGGTAATAGAACCACCAGTAACAACGATAGAGCTAAATGTAATACCAGTAATCGTTCCACCTGTGATCTTAGGTGCAGTCATGGTATATGTGCCATCACGAATACCATCTCCGACATCTCGGATCTGCGCCATCATATCGCGCATAGTATCGTTTACTGCTGATGGGAGCATCCCCTCTGGCGCACCATCTGGAGGTGCTGCTGTGTTATTAGCAGGGGTTAGTGAGTATTTTGTATATGCCATGATTTTCCTTAATTATAAAGACTTTATTCGCCTAATAAACCTTGCATTTGACCGCCTTGATACAGAATATTATAAGGCTGTGGTCTAGTTGCAAATGGTATTCTTCTACCAAGTTGATCGACTCCTCTTGCAGCAAGACCTGTTGCAAATGCTGTTTCTCCCATAACTCTTGGTGAGGAAGATAACAAACTTGCTGCTACGGCAGGAAACCCACCAACAGAATAACCAGCAAGACTTGTAGGCAATGTTAATGCGCCTTGTATTGCTCTTGGTGTAATACTGGAAAGTGCTTGACCTGCGATGCCAGGCATAAATATTTCACCACCTGCTTCTTCTAGCTGTTTTCCTAGTTTTACTCTTTGACCATAATTTGTTTGAACATTGTCTCGCATCAAACTTGTCAGTTTTCTTAACTGTGTGTCTACTGATGCATTTCTATCTAAACTTAATGTTTTTTGTATTTCTTTAATTTGGTCTGTTGCCTCTGTATATGCTTTCATTGTTTTAGCATATGTAGGTGCTTGTTTTTGTATAGAAGCCTTAACAGAATTATAAATATCGCTAACTGCTGAATAGGCAACTTTTTCTGTTTTAAAGTCTATTGTTTCTAAAGTTTCACCAATTTGTTTTTTTAATGCATCTAAACCTTCTGGTGTATGAAAATCTGCCGAATCAAGAGACTTCCAATTACTTACTTTATTTTGAACATCTTGTAATTTTTCAGCAGCAGTCTTGTTGGTAACTTGACCTTTAAAAGTTACTTTCTTTGTTGCGTTTTGTATTGATTTTTCAATATCATCAAAACCTAATATTGTTTTATCTTTTCCAATATCAACCATTCCAGATCGGTAATCATTTAATTTTTGTCTATTTAATTCTTCTAAATTTCTTTTTGCGATGGCTACAACATCTGTTGGATCTGCTTTACCACTAATGTTTACTCTAAATTGTTCTGCTGCTTCTCCACCTTTGCGACCAGCTTCAAACGCTTGAGAAATCGCTTCTTTACCTGCTCCTGTGGTTGCACCTATGTATGAACTTAAAATGTTACCAGCACCTTTTGCTGTAGCACCAGTAGCACGAGCAGTAACAGCTAATGGATCAATGGTGCTTGCAATTCTAGTTAATGGTTGAGCAACAATTCTTGGTGCAACTGTTGCACCACCTGTAAGAACTGTAGATAAATCAGCTAATACACCAGCAGGATCTTCTGCAACAGCCTTTTTTAGACCTTCTCCTGTGCCATATCGATCAGCATAAAACTCACCAACTTTACGAGCCATTTCCCTAGACTGTTTATCTTCTCCAACAAACTGTACAAACTTTTCTGGCAATACATTTTGCAAAGCACCAGCACCTACATCTAAAACAGATTTAGCGGTTTGAACTGGGTTTGTTACAGCTTCATAAATATTGCCAATTAAATTTGCAAAAGACGATGGAAAGTTTGTAACAGCACCAGTTGCTACTTGACCAGCAGTTAGTGGTTCTTTTATATCAGGTAACTTATTTGCTTGTATTAAAGCGTATTGATAAGCCTGTGCTTCAGTCAATTCTTTGTCAGAATTTACTTCAAAAGATCCCTTATTAGGTATTTTGACTTCATAGCTTGGCATTGTATTTTCCTATGGTTTATTAAGAGGTGTAACAGTTACACCTGGTGGCAAAGAAGGTTTAATGTCTACGCTTTGTTTACCAGCACTCTTAGATGCACGATCTATTGCAGCCTGAATTGAACTTGTAAAGTCAAAAGCAGCTTCTTTAAAATCTTTTTCACTAATGTTTGCACTCATTCTATTAAGGGCAGACTGTGCTTTTGCTCCTTCTTGTTCTGTAATTTGTCCACCACCTTTAAGGGTTTGAAATGCCTCAAGGAATGTTTTTCCTTTTATTTGTTCTAATAAAGCATTAGCTCCTGCAACTGGAGTTCCAGAATATAACCTTGATGTTGCAAATGGAACGCCAAAACCTACTAAATATTCAAACCCTGGATGTTTTAACAACTTGTCTACAGTTTCAACTGTTTCTTTTGCTGTTTGTACTGCTCTAGGCAATTCTCTTTGGGCTTTTAATTGTTCTTCTGCTTCTTTTGTTCTTAACTCAATTTGTTTTGAGGCTGGTAAATTTGCTAATGCAGGATTACCAACAAATGTTGCTGTTACACTTGATGATGCAGATGATATTGGTAATGGTAATTTTTTAGGATCTGAAAAAGTTGGAAATTTTGTATCTCTACTTAAATTATCTTTTGATAGAATTGAATCAATTTCTGTTAAAGATTTTGTTGGTGCAAACTCCGCAACAGTACCATCAGAGAGAATTACATATTTGCTAGACATTTTATTTGTCCTTAAAGTTTCTTATTTGAGGTATAACAACTGGAGCATTAGGAGTAGTAGGAGATGGGCTACTTTGAGTAAATCTTTGCGCCCTTCTCAAATTATCCAAAGTTGTATCTGTAAGATCTATTCCTGTATCTGCTTTTAATTTTTGTGCAGCAATGTGTTGTTCTAATGCTTTGTTAATATCTGGTGTTTGTCCAAATTCTAAAACATCTAATTGTTGTGGTTTATTTAAATCAATAAATTTAGCTTTACCATATTTTTGGAACGCATATTGTTGTTGTTCTTTTGAAAGTTCTGGAGACTTTCCTGCCATTGATTCTTTTATTTTTAAGCCCGTAAGAAGTTCTTGTATACCTCTGTCCATGCTTGATTGATAGCCTTTTTGTGCTTCTCCTAAAGCACTACCAAATATTTGTCCTGTGCTAATAGGTTGTGTTGTTCTGCCAGACTGAGCAAGCAAAGCGATAGCAGAATTTAATGCTGCTGCTTGAGTAGCATTTGTTTGCATACGCTGTCTTTCTGCATCAGGCAAAAAAGACGAGTAGTCTGGTTGTTGTCCGAATAAGGTAGATAGATCAATTGCCATGTTTTATCCTAGTAAAGAATTTGGATTTCTTGGTCTTTGTAGAGCCAATAAGTTATAAATGCCAGAGTAATCAACTTCTCCTTGTGGCATCTGTGTTCTACCACCCATCTGCATTTGTGGATAGGCTTGTGCTTGTGGTTGTTGTCTACCTAATAAACCACTAGCACCTCTTAGTGCTTGTAATGCTTGACTTGGCGATAAATTAAAAGTGCTTGGTGCTGGTAATATGTCAGATCCAGATGATGTAACTATATTACCATTTGCATCTAGGATAATATCTCCTAGTTCCCCAGGAATGATGGTTGCTTGTGGTGTAGCACCGCCACCATAAAAACCGCCTGGTTGCACATCAGCATCACCAAGCGAGCCTCCCATGTTGAAATCTTCACCTGTGTAATAACCACCTTCACCCATATTAAAATCTTCGCCTGTGGTAGCAAACTCACCACCACCAAATTGACTACCTAATTCAGCACCAATCTGTTGACCAGCATAAGACTTACCAGCAGATAAAAGACCTTCTTCTACACTACCGCCTTCTTGTACTGTATCTACACCTTCAATAATAGGTAATGCCCATGCGTTTCCACTAGCAACGGCAGCAACTTTAACTGCTGCTTTTACAGGATCATCTACTATTTCTTGTATTTGGTTTTCTACATAATCACCAGCAGAACTCACAGTATTTTCTACAAAATCTCCTACGAATCCACCGCACATAATTAATCCTTTAAGTGTTTGACTGTATTAAAGCCAACAGTTTTATAACCTAGTCTCTCATAAAACTGTCTGGTTTTATCCATGTCTACTGCTGTTGTTTGTCCTAAGTGCAGATCATCTACACCCATATCTTTAGCCCATGTTTCTAGTGATTTTACTAGTTTAAGTGCTGCTCTACTACCTCGATACTCAGGCAATACAAAGAATCCTAGATCACTTACTCTTTTACGATTACTAAAGAAATACTCATGGGCTAGACCTGATATAAACCCAACAATTCTGTTGTGTTCTATTGCGATAAATCCGACTGCATTAGGATTCTTAAATAAATGTAGAATCTTGTGCTTTTCTGGTATTGCGTAGGAAAACTCTGCCTCGGCTACCATCTTGGTAACTAAATCAAAAAACTCCTCTAAACGATGTAGGGTTAGTTTTTCTATTATCAGAAGAAACCGCCTCCCAATAATCCACCAAGTGCTGCACCGCCTAACGCACCATAAGTACCACCAATTTGAGTTGGGAACGCTTGACCTAATGCATATCCACCTAGACCGCCAGCAATTCCACCACCAAGGATGCCTACACCCCGATTCTGATAAGTAGGAACATCTGTGGTTCTTGTTCCATATTGACCTAATGGAGTGCCATAGACCGATGACAGATAGCCTTGGAGTTGCTGATAGGGTAACTGTTGTCCGAACTGATAACGAGCCAATTGCTCTTGTAGAGGTTGTGCAGCGATTGCCTCTTGTTGCGCGCCAACTTGAGCCAATGTTTGAGAAGGTAGGAATTGTTGACCATAAAAACTAGGTGCTGCACCAGCCAACTGAGCTTGGGCTAATTGAGCCTGTTGTTGCATTGCTCTTTCTTGTTGATACTGTGATCCTGCAATATTGGATGTAATATCACCTAGAGACCGCCCATAAGCCTCTGTAGCAGTTCCTAATGCTCTTTCCATACTGCCACTACCCAATCGACCAGATCGACTGTAAAGGCTCGAAATGCCTGGCAATACTGCTTGGCTAAACTGTTGGGTTAATGGGCGAGTCGCTGCCTCCATCATCGCTTGTTGATAAGGATTGGCATTTAAAAACCCACCGGCAGCAGTCTGTCCGACTTGACCTAAAGATGCTTGATAAGCCTGTTGTGCCTGTTGTAGAACTGGAGACTGTTGGCGAGCAATAGCCTCTTGTTGGGCAATCGACTCAGTAGTTGCAGCCGATGGGCTTACATAGGTCTGACCAGGAAAGACCTCAGGTTGTTGTCCTGTTAAGAATAGACTCTGCGCCCTCTGCAAACCTTGGGTAAGGTATGGGAGTAATGCTGGATCTACTGACGATGTGCTTGTGGTTGTTGCCATAGTTTTATCCTACGATGATGTATTGAAAGTTAAGGTCGTTATGACCTGTGTTTCTGTGCGTAATGGTTGCTGAACCGCTTGTTTGCGCTGATATAAAAAGATGCGCCATTTCTGATGCTGCATGACTAGAAGTTGGTGTAAATAAAATAACCGACTCTCGGCTACTCCACGAGGATCGCTACCAAATGGGGGTAATGCTCTAAACATTATCTAGTTCCTAGAGGGCTTAAATCGATGTCCATTCCGACTGCTGATGTCCAACTACCTGTAGGAGTTAATTGTAGACGATGATAGCGACCAACACCACGCACAGACACTCTATTTTCGGCATCTGCTGCTGATTGAGAGCCAAAGGTTGTAGATTGAGATAAAAGCCTACGAGATAACAATGCTACGCTACCAGAACCATCATCTACTATTGGTTTAACCATTGTGATTGCCGATGTAGCACCTGGCACTTCAATATCACCTGTCTCTATGTAAGCTGTAGCGTTTGTACCAGAGAATGTAACAATCTTTGCACCATCAACACCGGCTAACTGTAGTTTTCCACCAAGCCAAAGTCGGCTATCAAAGGTTGTAAGGATGGTGTCTAAATTACCATAAACATCCATACCCTCTAAAGTAACAGCAGGAGTAGATGTAGATGCAATTCTATCGACATGGGTTGTACCGCTAGTCCATCGTTGAGTCTGGTAATTGTAGATTAACAAACTATCAGGAGTAGATGAACTATTGGATGCGTATGCCCAAATAATAAGTTTCTTGATTGGATCTACCGCAGCCGACATAAGATACAAAGTGCTTTCTTCTACATTATCAAAGAAGAATCTGTTTACTTTCTCGCTACCGATTGGAACTACATTTTGACCATCACAAGCATAGAATCCATCGTCTCCTAAAAAGAACGATGTGCCACCATACTGAATAATTGAGTTAGCCTCATAACATCCTAAGTTACGACTGATATTGTCAAACTGGAATATAAGTGGGCTACCAACATAAGACATACGATGGATTGCTCGATCCATAAAGACTAGACCAAATTCACCACCAGTAACACCGACTACAGATCCACCATCAGGAATATCCTGAAAGTCTGCTTGGGTCGTAGCAGAAGCAGTCCAACTAGACTCATCACCTAATGCTGACCATTGAACTCGGCTTGGATAACTTGATTGCCATCCAGACACTACAAAGTCTCGCACTACAGTTACAAATCGTGCTGTTGGTGCATCGGCTGCTAAGTCTGCAAATAAAGATGAACTGTTTAAGTTATATCCTTGTAATTTTGCTTGTCCGTTAGCTGCAACAATAACATTACCAAACTGCGTAAACTTCCAACGCTGATCTGTAGGAGTTGAGTAATTACCTGATTTAGACACATTGTCTAATGACAAATCGCCAGAATCTAACTTAAATAGTTTTGTAGAACCGCCAGCAAATACACTTGTAGCACCTGCTGTTGTTTTGCCTGCGACTACATTGTTTAGGTTTTCCGATGCTGCTGCCGAGTAATCTACTACTGTAGGAATAGAACCATAGCCTACTGCTTTAGAGTAAACATTCTCTGCTCGTCTTAGACCATTAGTAATACCTGGCTGATCTGGAGTCCACTCCCCGAAATTTATTCTACTTATTGCCATTGTGAGTTTCCGCTAGATATATTTGACCAAGTTGTCGTTGTAGCTGTAATAGCTGTCCAAGACTCTGAGCCTGCTGTCTCTGCTGTCCATGTTGTAGTGCTTGCTGATATACCTGTCCAAGCCTCTGATCCTGCTGTCTCGTCTGTCCAATTATCGCCTAATACATTACCACTTGCGACTGCTGTGGCATTTGCTGTAATAACTGCATTAGCAGAATAAACTGCTTGTGCTTGTGCATCTACATACGCATTGGCAATAATAAAGCCTTCTCCTGCGTACTCTACACCACCAAGTGCTGTTACTGTTGCTGTGCCTGTTATTTCTGCAACAGATGTTCTAACCCGAATAGCCTCAGACTCTGCACTTGCATTGCCTGTAATTGTCGAATCACCTGTTCTAACTCGAATACCTGTGCTTTGTACACTAGCCTCTGCATTGACATCAGCAAATCCGACCAGTATTGCAATTCCTGTTGCATCAACTGTTGCGATTCCATTTACTATCCCTTCTCCGACCAATACCCTAATAGCTTCTGCTGTAATAGAAGCATTGGCTGTTATGTCTGCCGATGATGTACGGATAGCAGATCCACTAGCGACTACTGTTGCATCTGCACTTATGTCTGCACTAGCATTTCTTGTTCTTTGTCCTGCTGCAATAACAGAAGCATCTGCTGTAACAAGTGCCTCACCTGTGCGTTGGCGAACACCATCCGCACCGACTGTAGCATCTGCTGTAATAGATGCAGAGGGGAACTTAACACACAGAGTAGTCCATACAGGATCATCAAACGAGATATTGAGTTGGTCTAGATTCCCAAGGGAATCCATATCCTCTAATCTCCAATCACCGCATACTTCGTCTGTTTCCCAAGTATGATCGAATGAGTATGGTACTTGCTCTAAAGTCCCGAACTGATCTAACTGTTCGAGAGTTAATGCCATT